GGATTCGGTTACGCATCAGGAAGGGCAGAGTGGACCTCTGAACCCGCAGTGGGTCGAATGGCTCATGGGGTTCCCAATCGGGTGGACAGAATCAAAGCCTTAGGCAACGCAGTTGTTCCCCAATTAATTCAAATCATTGGCGAGTTGGTACTCGCTGCAGACAAAGACATGTACGGAGATATTCGATGACAAACCTTAGGATTCGTTTTGTGGACGGCAGGGATGACTTGGTTGTCCCAACCCCAATGAACTACGGCAACTACTGGAGCATGTTCCAGTATCTATCTGAGTTGTTACGCACCAGATGCATCCATGAAGATGAGATCAAGGACGTGACCACGACTCAGCTTCCGACCACGGAGGCTGAATAGCGATGTCTGATCTGCTCACATCAACGGAGCCGTACTTCAAAGAGACTCGTGGTGGGATGAGAACTAACTCATCCACCATGCACCAGCACAAGGTTGAGCGTGAGTTCACTTGTGCGTGGTGCGGTGAGAAGTTCATGAGCATCCAGCCATCAGCCAAATATTGCAGTGCGGCTCATCGCCATGCTGCTTTCAGGTCCGTACCAAGGCTTGGCAAGCCCAAGGTGATACCGAGGCTGAAGAGGAGAGGGAAGGGCTATCGCCCACCGCTTGCTCTGATCCGTCAGGATTCTTGATCTAGGCCTTCCTGGAACCCATCATCATCGTCCTGGAACCCCTCATCTTCGAGTTCATCCTCAAGATCGAGGGGTTCTTCACCCTCGACCGCGTCTTCACCCTCAATCTCCTCATCCCCCTCAATCTCTTCATCGCCCATGGGTTCATCCGCAAGCTCCCCCTCAACCACCACGCCTGCGCGTTGTGCGCTTTGTGCCCGTTGTGCTAGGGCAGGCGCAAGCTGATTCTTTTCAATCAACTGCTGCAACCTAGACTCAACCTCTGACCTATCCATCTGATCGATACGTCCGTGTTTGATCTCTTTCTTATCCACCATCAGGCCCGCAAGTTTTGCTCTGCCGAGTTCTGCGGTAACGGCTGCACCATAAGACCCATCTTCAACAGCAGCGTCTCTGATCATCTGCAGGTCACGAGCAACCTTATCGAAAGTGATTTCAAACTTTTTCTGCTGCGCCTCCTGGAGTTCACGAATCTTGGTTTGCACATGCGCGTATCTCGGATCATTCAAAAGTATAGACGCTGCTCTTGCTGGGCCTGCATACCCTGCTCTGTGTGCTGACTCTGTGTTGGTCAGATCGTGATACACATAGTGCTGAATAAACGCCTGTTGTTTCTTCGTAAACACAGGCTCTTTGAACGCCTCAATCGCATGCCGCTTTGTGCTGTTGATCATATCGACTGACTTGATCGCTTTGTCTTCGTTTTTTGCCATGCCGCTCATCCTATCAACCCATCCCATAAACTAGTAAAAAAAATTTTTTTCTTTTCTTCCCCCCTCTTCAAAGAAGGGAGTAAGGGGTTATCCCGTAGGGGAGATATTTATATCTCTCTCCCCTTCTTTAGAAGTGCACCTATGCACCTATGCACCTACCCTTATAAATCAATGACTTACGAGCCGTAGGTGCATAGGTGCAAGCAGGTGCACGCTGCACCTATGCACCTACTTGCACCTACTATATAAATCAATGACTTACAGACTTATCCACAGGGGTAGGTGCAATTTGAAAAACCCCCATTGCACCTACTGATTTTGGGTAAACCGGCTGTTCCGCCGACCTCGAAACTACTTTAACTTTCGCCTGTAAGTTAATTGCGATACCCAATTCAATCATGCTTGCTCCGCACCACAATCCACCCCACGATCTACCCCTTTATCTACCCTGTGATCCGTGATCAGGAGCGCATCTCGACCACAGTTTTTGCACCCGCTTTTGGGGTAGTCCACGAGGTAATACTGCACCCTGCAGACGAGGCATTCGATGTGCCATTCGTTCACCACGACAGCCTTCACACCAGACCCTTTATCCGCACAGCCTTCCCTGTGCCGCCTGACCCTTTGCTCACCTCGAGCCTGTACATTCGCGTCACCTGATACACCTCTTCCGCTGTCAGTCCCAGGCGCTGGGCTATCTCTGCCCGCCTCAGTCCATGCTGCATGAGGCTGATAATCTTTCGCTCGCGCTCTGCCGCATCCATCTTTTCGCTCTTTTCTTTCATTCGCATCCGAATCCTTATTGCATTTCCCATCTAACCGCGCTTTACATTCCTTTGTTGCTGCCGTATTGTCCGCCGTACACGAAGTCTCCTTAACTGAGTGTTTGCCCCGCTTGGCGTCTTTATCCTTTTGTATGTCTTGCGGGGCTTTTTTATGCGCGCTCGTCACACCCCACACATCCCATCGCACTCGTCACCAAAGTCCATAGTGATCTGGTCTTCCGCGGGATCAGAAAGATCTGCGTCCTTGAGCGGCACCAGTGATCGGTGTATGTAGATCTTGCTCGTTGTGCCCCTGAAGTTATCGCGTATGTGCTCGTCCACCTGGACGGCTTGGGCCCATGACTTCTGATCGGTTGCTTTCATCTCGCGCCAGAAGGCGTTGTCATGATAAGGACAGAATGTGCATGCGCTTTTCTGGGGTAGCTCGTTGTACCCGTTGTCGCGCATCCAGCGCAGGCAGTGCCATCGTGACATACGGGTTTCGATCAACGGCCATCGGTTGTTGCACCACTTCTCTGGCGCATCCTTCATCCGCTGTATCTCGTCGGTGCTGATACCTATCCACTGCTCGACTGTATCTGCTGGGATACGCTGCCCTTTCTTGTAGCCTGCCAGTTCACGCAGCTTGCGCTGTATCGGCGTGACCTTGTAGTCACGGGTACATTGACGCATCAAGATGCCCTCACCCACCCCGCTTGGCGATGCGGTGAAGAAAGGCGGCGATGCGCTTCTGTTGTCTGGGTTCATGACATCTTCAAACAGATTGCCTCGCGTCACACGCAGAACGGGAAACGGTAGCTGTGTTTCCAGCCAGTCTAGCCATTCGTATATGTGATCGGGTTCCGCTTGTGTGTCTGCGAAGATCGCGTAGTCAGGCATGGGTGTGATCTCACCCTTCGCTGCCATCAACGCCATCACGCTCGACTGTACGCCTGCGCCCAGGCTGATTACCGTAAGCTTCTTCATTGTTAATAATCTTTCGGCGTAATCAACCGCACATCTGCGCTGTCTTCATATCTATCAGTTGGGCCTTTATCTATTTCGTAACCCCACAAACCTTCATTTTCTACTTTGTCGTTGTAGAAACGATTAAGTTTTTCTTCTGCCTCATGCTCGTCTTTAGCTTTAACCAGAACCCAATGAGTTCCACTATAATTAACTCTATATCCAAATTCTTTTTCATCACTCATCTTATGCCTCCCAAGGCCTTGTCATTTCATTTGATTCCAGATAATGCCACACAGCAGAACCTGGAATTGCATGCGTCTTGACGATGCTGCCCTTGTACTTCTGCACATACGACACAGCTTTCATTGCAGATTTTTCTCCACTAGCTAATCCAGATTTACTCAAAGCCTCCTTGGCCAAGAGTTCTAGCTCTTTGCGCTTGTAGAACTTTGTACTGCTCATCGCATCAACCACGATCCCAGCGATTTTGACTTCATCGTCCTCTGTCAGCGCGGGTTTTGTGTTGCGCGGCGTGAACTCATTCACCTTCCAAATACCATCACCAAAGTCGAAGCTGGCCAGATGTTCTTTAGGCTCCATTGCGTTACGCGCCTCGTAGAAGATAGAGACATCGGGCTTCTCGCCGCTGAGTTTGATACCGCTATCGAACCATCCTGCGAATACGCTACCGCCCCGTGCTGACATGAACGATTTATCATCTGCCCGTTCTTTACCTGTATGGTGGGCGATGACCACGCTGATACCGTGCATGTCGATCAGCATATCAACACGGTCTAGGAGCTTTCGTATCTCTGTGTTGGAGTTCTCTTCGCCGTCAAAGAAGTTGATGATCGGGTCGATCATGACGATGTCGGGCTTGTGAAACTCTATCTCTTGGCTGAACTGTTCGATGTCTTGGTCGCGCATCAGGTTCTTGCGTAGCCTGCCGCTGATGATCAGGTTGCTATGCCCCATGGACAACAGTTCCTGATCGAACTCAAAGCGCCGATAGTATGTGTCTATACGTCGCTTCAAGAACTCTGCGATGATCTCAGCCTGGAACCACATAACCTTGAGTGGGCGACTGAACTCGACATCCATAAAGTCTGTGCCAGTGGTTGCTCCTGCTGCGAAGGCGCCAAGCCAGTTGGATTTACCAATCTTTGGTTTGCCCAACAGCAGTACCCGACTCTTCTGGAATATGAAAGCATCGCCCCAGTACTGTTCGATGCCATCGTCGGTCATGCTTGACCATTCATCAGCATTGAATGCTTGCAGCCCTAGTGGGCCAGAGGTTTTTTCTTCTTCATCATCCGCCCGCTTTTCATCCAGCGGGTCTTCTTGTGACTGTATCTCTTTGAGATCCTCGTTGATCTCAGTCTGCCACTTGGATGTTTGCCACCCCATAATGCCTGCATTGACATCGTCTGGGTGCCGTTTGATGTGGCCGTTAACTATGCTGATGGTGGTGCGGGTGACTTCGATCAAGTCCATGGGCGGGAAACACCCTTGATTCCAATCCTGCGCCTTGATCAAGACCTCGCGCATACCCCAGCCTTCTTTGACCCACTTACCTACCAGTCTGGCCAGCGTATCGTTGCGACTGCCTTGTTCTCTGGGTTCTTCAGTAAGCTTTTCTCGGATCGATTCGACTTTGTTGCCGGTGTTGAAGACGTGTATCTGCTGCAGGTCCTTGTCTGCGATCACAGGCAGGTCATCCATCCCGCCGACGCCGTACCCCTGATCGCACTCCATGCTGTAGCCAACGCTGGGTGCCACCATGACGTAGCCGCCATCTCCTCGGATGTCGAGTTTGTTTTGGCCAACGCTGTTGCGGATGACAGAGCCACCACCTAGAGAATAGAAGTAGTGCTTACCACCCCGCGGCGTTGTTTGAACCAGTGGTGTGCGAGATATCGCGCCTGCATCTATCCATCTGACT